CCCACCATATAAAAAAAAGAAGAGGAGACCAACGGCCTCCCCTCCTCTGTACGTATCTAATAGAGAGAGTTAACTAGATACTTCTTGTCTTTTCTTGAAATGAAAATAGCAAAGTTCCTGCGCTATTATTTCGAATGGTTCGAAAAAGAATTCCGTATCACATCCACATGAGTTTATCTCTCTCCCTCTTTTCCTAGCCATTATATATACCTGTAACGGTATCGACTTTGCCAATTATCATTGCATTCATCTCCTAGACTTCCGAACATTTCATATAGTGTTTGAAATCCCATGTCCATATTGCCGAATGAACGGTATATCGTCCCGCCTAGTTTATCGTTTAGACTAACCCCAATAACTTTTGCTATATTATAAGTTATGTCATAAAGTCGGCCAGTCTCTAAATCAACGTAATGAAACGTGAAGTAGTTTCCCCCGCTTTTTGTTGTTGGTTGTCTTTTAGCTATATAGATCTCCGGTTTGGTCCCTCTATCTATTGCTAGTTTTTCCTGCGCTAGAAACATTTTACTTAAATATTCCTTAGCCTTTTCAATATCGTCTTTTGTATATTCTTTTACGTTTACTATGTTAGGCATCTTATTCCTCCTCTTTCTTGCAGATGTTTCCATCAGCATCTATATAATGAGTCTCCCCGCCTGCTCCGTATGTATAATATGCCTCCTCCATAGGAGTCAAATTATTAACATCGTCCTCAGTGTTCCATATTTTAGGCATCTTATTCCTCCTTATATTCTGGACATGTACGACAGTAGAAATTATTTTCGTCTGTCTGTAGTGTCTCACCTATTGCTAGTTCTCTCTTACACCAGTAACAAAAAAACTTTAGGACAACCTTTGTCATCTTCTTACTGCTTTATTGTATCCGGCATTCGTACAGTCTCCGCATACTTGATACTTTGTAAAAGCTATCATCAAATCGTTATCGTCTCCGCATTCAAGACAAATAAGATTTTTTGTAATACCATTTACAGTATATTTATTACTTGCCACGGTATGCCTCCTGCATCTCTGCCACTGTATAGGCTTTACAATTATTATTGATAGAGTGATCTAGAATTATGTTAATTAGATTTCTTGATTCTTTAAGCGTTCGACATTCCCCCCAGTGGGTAACCGGCTCAATGGTTGGATTATCTTTTCTTATAACCGGAGTTAATAACGTATATCGATATACCTTTTCATAATCCTTATATGAAAATATTATCTCATCTCCGTTCATCATTCTAAAATAACTTTTATCATTCCCGATGTCTTGTAAATAGACATTACGTAAAATAAATAATCTTAGATATGCTTTATTAAACATTAACCAAGGCTTATTCTCTACACTATCAATTAAATCTATATCTTTTAAATCTAGATTAAAAGCTAGCCCAATATCAAAAAGTTTCCCCTCATTATAAATATTATTATGAGGACTAAACCATCTATTATTTAGACGTTTTAATAACTCTTTGTATTTCTTTTGTCTACTTAGTGCCATAAACTGTAACATTATTCCAGTCCCAGTTCATTAATACGGTCCCTTATTGCTAAGAGTCCGGCCCTATTGGCAGTTCCCCGGCCCATTAGAGAATGACTAATAACCATATTGGCGCCAATCAATGCGCCTAATCTATCAATGGCCTGCCCTGTTTCCTCTAATTGGCGAGCGTGTTCTGCTATGTTGTATTCCACTTTGTACCTCCTTTATTGAAATAAACATAATTTAATTTTACCTAAATAAATACAAAAATAAACCTTTATATAAAAAATTTTCTTTATTGGATCACCAGTTATAAAGCGAACTCATTTCGGGACTTATTAGCGCACGACACACAAAAGCCGGCCAATCGGGAGGCCGGCCATGTGCATGCAACGTCAGCTTTACAGGGCTAAGTATTACTCTCCGTTGCATCATAGTTAGCTATCTCATACGCTATCATTGCTAATTGTTGTGGTGATTTTTGTACTGCATCTGTCAAAATTTTACTACTAACAATTAAATTTAGTGCAAACATTAAATCAAATTGTCCTGATGGTAAATCTTTGGTAACTTTTAATATCTCTTTGGTTACTTTCTTGACAGGTAATTCAACTTTACTCACTGATGACCTCTAACATTTCTTTGATGACAATATTTAAATTATCTCTAAGCTCTATCATCTGCGCCAAGTTAGCTAGCAATCTAGCTTTACCACTTGACTTATCATGTAACGGCGTCCAGTGTGTGAAATGCATATCAATAGAATCGCATTTAGTTATTGTATTTTTGACACTAAAAAATGTTTCAGTGTTGTCAGTAACTAATTTATTCTCTTCTACAAAATTGTTATACATATCGCACCATTCTTTATTGTCTTTAGCAATCTCACTTATATGGTCCATGTCTTTCTTGTACATGACTCTCATAATGTCTCCTTAATTCTGTCTTGTGCATCTCTAACACTTTGCACTGTCTCTTGTATTTCTTTTATAGATTGAGTAATTGTTCTATCTATTTCTTGTGCGGAACTTATACACATATCAATGTCATGTGATAATATTTCTAAGTTGCTTGCTTGCATTTCTAATTTTTGTAATAGATCACTTAATTTCATAATCTAACTCATCCTTATTTGTATTGAACACGACACCGACTGTCTCCTCAAACATCTGCACTGGAGAATAATTTTGATTACCCCAGATAAATGATTTATGCCTGTTAGTTTTAGTAACTCTGTATTGTGGTACGCTTATCTCTGCGAAACGTACGTCTGCATCGTAACTATTTCTTATTACATCTGTAATGTCAGCTCCAATCTTTTCAATGGACTCCAACCACTCAACAGAATTTTCTTCTTTATCATTTATGTCTACATAAGCAGTAAATTTTACTCTTACATTTTCCATTACCCCTCCTTTATAGCTAGTAATAATTTTGTTCTATCAGGATTAAACAACGTGGAACCACAACCCGCACCAAAAGCAGGACTAAAGTCAGCATTGTTCTCTGGCATGCCATCTATAATCTCATCGTACTTCATGCAGAAATATTCTCCCGGATTGTCTCCGCCTAAATATTTACATGCACGATTCGTACTACTGGTTACCTCACCGAAATAACATGGCGCTTGTTTACAACAAAAACCACTTCTAACGCATGGAGCAAATTCCATAATGTACCTCCTATACATATAAAGATACCACAAATAAAAAAAAAACAAAAGACTTTATTTATAATTATGGATCATGATATAGTGATAATACACATTGCGTCTATATAAAGCGCACGACACAAGGAGGTACAAAATGTGGACAGAGGGATTCGGTATAACCGACCATAGAAATGGTTTATGGTTACGCAGTGGATGCACACCGCCAGAACTAAGTAATTGGTTTGATAAACAATACGAATATTCTGGATGGTATGACTCCATACAATTAGTAGAGTATAGCGGTAACATTAAATCATATTGTCGTATGGACTACAAAGGATTGAAAGATTGGCTAGAGGAATTTAGCCCGGAGATGAACTTTAGTTATGAGACAAGCAAGATGAATTACAACGAGGGATGGCCAGATAGCATAGACAGTCCATTTTATACAACACCTATCGGGACAATAATTAAGTACAACAATCCTGATTACAAGCCTAGAAAACAAGAAAACAGATACATTGCATATATATTTGAGATGCACTCATGATTGTTTGTTACTATTGCAGGGATGGACGTAGCTTTACACATGGGGAAGTAAGTCTATCAAGTAACAACAATTATTATCATCGAAGTTGTTATGACAAAAACGTTAGACCTATACACGAACAATATAAAAGGAGGAATAATGAAATATAAAGTATATGGACAACAAAACAGAATTGTTTGGGAAGATATAGTTAAAGCTGATAGCGAACAAGAGGCAATAGATATTGCTTATCTTATGAACTACAAAAGTGGTATGGGATTAAAGTATATGGATAACTTAGAGGCGAATACTGTAACATTTGAAGTATTAGAGGAGGAATAATGACAAAGTTATATAAAGTATTAGTTAAGTTTGATGCAATGCATGAGGCTGATGCAGAGAATTTTGTATTAGATATGAGTCCAAAAGATTGGTTAGAACATTTAGAGGAGGAGGAATAATGTTGCAATTAGGAGAGATTATAGAAATAGGAGATGACTTAGATGGTGCAACGTTATGTGATTGGTGCAACATGCACTTTAAAGGAGACGGAGATTTGACACGTTGCAACACATGTTGGGATGACACAAGGTGATTTGTAAAATGTGTGGCAACTGGATACCTCCGGAGTTTGATTCATGTTATGTGTGCGGAGAATACAGGATCAATTTTTTTATATATAAATTGCTATATAAAATTAGCGCACGACACAGAGAGGAGGTGAAGTAATGGAAGACAAAAGTATTATTAAGATAGCAGAGGTAACATTAACAGTATCTTGGGAGGGAGACTGGGACCAACCATGGACTCCTGCTGACGAGTTGTGGCAGTATGTAGGTGATAGAGATTATAATTTAGCAGAGGTATCACTGTTAAAAACTGAAGTAAAAATGAAACAACTTGTAGATAAAGACGAATAATTATACCTTATAATTTACTGGCCTCTTATGTGGTGCGCGTGGTTTGATATTATCATCGCTCTCACATGGGAGGCCATCTACATGGTGCATGTATTTTCTACTACAAACTAAACAAGGCTCATGCCTGTTGTAATTCCAATCAACTTTAGCCATCAAGTATGTTAATTGTAAAGCGATCTTTCTTGCTACTAAATCTACATCTTTACTCATAGCGCACGACACAGTCTATGGATTGTTAGGCACTGTACTCCAAAATGGTTCATCATAAAATTTATTTCCTTTTCTTGCATCTATAATCTCACAAAATGTTTCTAATGGTAAACATACAATTATAGGTACGCCATCAGGTTGTCTTTTTTGTTTGTCAGTTTTAACAAGTCTTTTCCAAATCAATGCAGTAAAATCTGATTTACTTTTCTTCATTGCCTTGGCTAGTTCTCTTGTTACATTTAAAGATTGTCTAGCTTTACACTCTACAAAAAAGTCTATGCCGTTCCATTTAAAAACGACATCACCTCTGTCGTACTTGCCTCCCTCCGGGAGTCTCTCTCCACCTAATAATTTTGCTACAAAGGTTTCTAACCTCGTACCCTGTTGCTTTGGTTTGTTCATTCATATCTTTCCGATTGCCCTCGGTTTTAAAAGTCATAGTAACTTATGTCATTCTTGTACGTAGTTACTTTGTACTCATCTTTTACTTTCATTCTTTTTTTTCTTAATGACTTACTACTATTTACTATTGTCGCAAATGCGTTAAGCCAATTTTGCATTGTCTCTTTGTAGCATCTGCCATAGTCTAGTTGTATATTTTGTTTTGTATAATTAAATACATACAAGTCATTAATATCTAAAAGTATTTGTAAATCACCGTAACCTTTTGTGTTTACATAACCCATTGATATACCACCATGATGTCCACAATCATCAACTGGTATATCATGGCCTTGTTCTATCAACATGTAAGTTACTCCTGCATTAAAAGTATCTTTTGGTAAAAAAGAAATTCTATCACCAGGATCAATCTCCTTTATAGATACTGCACTTTCTAATACAGCGCTCGACACAAGCATTTCGTAAACTAACTTGCCACCTTTAGACTCTATAATATCTTTCATAATGTCTCTCCAATTAAATCATCAAACGTTTGCATGTAATATTGTTTCTCTTCATGTTGTGCGTTTCTGTATTTATATACATTAGCTCTATGACTATGGTTCTCCATATCACATGGTTTACCCTCTATAACAATACGTCCATCTTTTTTCATTGATGCTTTGTTCATCTCACTAATTCTATTTCTAGCAGAGTAACCAGTTTCTTGTATAATAGATTCAATGCAATGCCATCTTCCATCAGACAATATAGATTTTATAATATCTACGTAGCTCATTAAAATGGTGGTTCATCACAAGGATGACCATGCATACTCACATCAGGTTTAATCCAGTCTTTAGATTCTGGTTTACCTTTACACATTTTAATTACTTTAGACAACGCATCACCGTCATCCTTTGCAGGCACTAACCATGTAACATAATACTCGTTACATGTCATTTAGACTTTGCCTCCTTTAATTTTGTAATTAAATCTGATGCATCGCCTTTTGATAATTGACCGCCCTCGACAAGTCCTTTTGCCTCCTGTGCAATTTTATCTTGTCCTGCATCGATACACTCTGGCACTAATGTATTTAAAATAAAATTAGATTGTGCATCTGTCATTGGATCTTGCATCCACTTACCCTCTGGTATGTCAATCACTTCTTCCTCCTTTTTATTTTCTTGTTTTATTTCTGGTTCTAATCCTGCACTTGACACTAAACTTAACAGTTCATCTTGTGCAATATCCATCATTGACTCTCCATTTTTTTCAAAATGTAAAGCAATCTTATCTAATAGTTTGTCCATCTCGCTATCAGTATAAGTCTCAACACTGTCATCTTTCTTTAACATTCTTTGCTTTCCATAGTTTACAAGTTCTTTTATCATTCTTTGTTCTTCTTTTTCAGTCAACCCATATTTAAAAAGCAAAACATTTTTAATATAATCTATTACTCTTTTAGTATTTTTAAGACTATCTTTTGCAACTTTAGCTATGTCATCTGAACCAGGAGATGATTTACGTTTCTGTTCTGTAACTTGTACAGACTTAGTTTCCATCACCTCCGATTCAGATTGTTGCGTTGCCTGCGTTATGGAAGAATTTTTATTAGCATAATGTTCTTCTTCTGTTGTCTCACCTGTCCATAAATGCAACCCTATTCCGTGTCTCATAGCACCTCTTTTCAATGCATCAGACATACATAATTTTAAAAGCTCACCCTCTGTATTTTTATTACCTACATCATTGTTATCAACATCACCAATCTCGTCATGTGATACACCAAATAAAGTAAACGTAGTTACAACTGCTCTTACAGAATTATCTTTATCTCTAACTACCTCTTTTAATATGTGGGACCATTGGCCATACGCAAACTTATTTAACCTTTTTGTTACTAGATGATGTGGCACATAACTACCGAACTTACCTCTCGGTGCAGGCTTGACTTCATCTTTACTAAATGGTTTAGTAAGTTCCTTTTTTATTTTGTCGTCCATGATTATTCCTCCTCGCCTGTGTCTAATCGCATGGGATCGTCGTCATACGATTTCACAATCTTATCGTTCATTTCATAATGCACCCAAATATTTGTAGTGGATCTCACATTATATTGTAAAGTTAAATCCTTTATACTTTTCTCTTTATGATTCCATATCATATCAAATATTTTTTCGCACTCTTCTATACTGTCTGCAGTTACAATGTAATCTCTTACACTTGTGTCTGTAAACATAATTGATACTTGTTTATTCATAATTTCATAATATATATTTTTAAAAAAAAATCAACCTCTTATATAAATTATATGGTATAATTAACTATCGAAAAATGATGTACCTCCAAGTATTGAATTAGACGATAGGTTAAAAGAGGTCTGGCAACAGACCTCTTTTTTTATTCTTCTTCTGCATCTTTAATTGCTTGTAACATCTGTGTGTTCCACTGTAAAACAAAAACTTCACATGATGATTTTACTTTTTGAATATCATAAGCACCAAGTTCCCTACCTATAGTTGCTTTAAAACCACCTAAACTATTGTGTAAATCTAAGGCCCACTCTTTTAATTTTTGTTTGTCTGCAAACATACCATCATACGACTTCTGCATTGCTGTATCCCCTCTCTGTATCTTCAATTACCATAGTAAATAATCCTTGTTGTGTTGACTTACCTGTCTGATGTTTAAACCAAGTTGACTCATCAAGTGATGGTACTTGGAACCAACTACGAGGATCAGTTTTGTGTATGTAATGATGGTAATGACCACTTACAAGAATCTTTGAATCACCAGGATGTTGCCATCCAAACGCTTGGTCTCTCCACCATTTCATAACTTTTGTCTCTGGTGTCCCACCTCCCATACCAATAGCATGGCCATGCGTAAAACTACAGACGGTGCCACAAATATTAAATGTTAAATGTGGTTCATCTGGTATGACAAACTTAATATGTTTATATGTTTTATTCTGTGCAAATATTTCACCTAATTGTTCAAAGACTTCAAGGTCAGAGTTGTCCATCTCACCTGTTGGTGCAACTCCTTTGGCCACTCTTTTAGTACCATGATTTCCGGGAACCGCGCCAACTACAACTAAATCAAAATCTTTAGACCACTCTACTAATGCTTTGGCAATAAGTTTTCTTGCAACTTTAATTTGTGATCTGTTATCCAACTCGACTGAAAAAGTTTGATCCGGATAGAATCCTACACACCCCTCGACAATATCACCTAATCCTACTATCGTTAGCTGATCAAACTCCATACCTGCTTTACGTAAAAATTCATATCGCTCTTTTACTTTGTCTATCTTATCTAAGAATCTTTCTACGATGGCCTCTGTGCCACCACCATCACGCTTACCTAATTGTAAATCTGATATGGCTACAAAAAAAGATCGCTTAGGATTTTTAATTTTTGGTTTAGGTTTTCTTTTGTGTGATTGTATCCACTTTAATAATTTATCATATTCTTTATCTGATAATGCTAAGTCATTTGCTACAACAGTGGCACGATAATACCATGCTTGTTGTATATTTCCCTGGCCCATATTCATATCCCAGGTTCTCACTTGTAATGTGTTGTCTAGTATTGTGTAATGCTTTGGATCAAATCCCCACTCTTGTAATAAATCAGCAAACTCTGGATTAGAATTTGTCGTAGGTCTAGATGTTATCGTACCTTTTTTCTTGTCATGACTAAAGGTAACACCAGGTTCCCAACCTTGTGGATGTGTAGGTATAGGACTTTTTTCGTTGTGTGCTACGTCCTGTTGACTCTCCGTAAGTTCTTCCAACTTAGTTTGAGTTTTCTTTTTACTCATAGAAAACCACCTTTCTATATTGTTATATTATTTTGTAATTTGCTTTTTAGCATAAGTCTTTACGACTGCTAATGCTGCGCCACCACCTGCTATTGCTGCTAGCTGAATAGATTCTGCCTCAACTCCGGCCAATGGTGCTACTACTAATGCGCCTATAAATGCCTCGATGAATGTCCAGGCAGTACGCTCTAGCATATCTTTTAAGTCATCACTCAATTTATACTCCCATGCGTCTGACCAAGGAGTCCACCATACATCTGTTTTAAACGTACCGTCCTTGTTTCTTGCTCTTTTATCTTTACTAAAGATATTCATAACCTTAGTATAGTACATAAATATGACATTAAAATTGTTTTTTATTATAATGTTTGCATTGTTTATTTATGCACACAAATCCGATCTCTTTTTTATAAAGAGGTAATCTACATTTAGGACAATCTACTTTCGTATATATCCTTAGTATTTCATTTTCTTTTTACGCTTGGTTTTTTTCTTTTTCTTTTTACCGTAACCGTATGCCATTATACAATGTCCTTTCCATCCAGTTTTGCGTTTAAAATTTTTAACTCACCACTTATCTCTTGTAATTTTTCGTATGTATCTGATTGCTCTGCAGGTTTATCAAGTAATTTATTTATGGTTGTGTATTCTATAGTTACTTTTTTACCTTGTAATAATTGATTTGCTACTTTTGCATACATTTTTTTGTAGGCAACTGTGCTAGAACCTATGAATCCATCTTTAGATATATCAAGGTCCTGTTGTGTCTCTCCAACTATGAGACAACCTGAGGTGTGTTCATCACTATTCCCTGTATGAATTAAGATATAGGTAAAGTTAGGCACATCTTGTATGTGCAACATACCATAGTGTGCATTCTTGTACCTTTCAGAATACTTGGAATGAAATCCACCTGTTTTTCTAAACTCAATATCGTATGTTCCCTCAGGTATGCAAGTTTCATGCATAACTTTTACTGCTTGATACTGGTCCTCTAATGTATAACACTCAAAAATACCATCAATTAATAAAATTCCATTGGTCGCATCAGTTCCAAATTGATTTCTTACTACTGTCAGTTTCATTTATACTCCTCGATGTGAATGTACTCCGTACTTACAGTTACATATAGTTACATAAGTACCATTTCTTTTAAATGTAGTGCATTCAGATTCTTCTCTCATTCTATCTAATTCTAAATTAGCTCTATCTAATTCGTCATCGATATCATCTATTAAAACATCGTCAAACCACATACTATTTCCTAAACCTTATAGTCAATAGCCACACAACTAATGTAATTACTGTTGCTAATCCTGTAACTTGTTGCGCACTTCCCGTTAATGTAAGCGTTGCAATAATTAAACCGACAAGAGTCCATGACAAATTTAATGTTTCTTTTATTGCCTCAACAATATAATCAATTATTTTTTTTATCATACTCTCCTTGTCAACAGCATAGATGCCAAGCTAGCAATCCTTGTAATGATCACTGGTATAACAACTTCTTGTGCTTTTTCACGTTGATCTTGTGTCATATCTTGTCCTATATCTGATATTACCACATCAGACAAATCGACATCTACTAAAGTACCTATTGGATTAGATATAAATTCTTCTATCTGCACCTCAACAACAACATCAGCAAGTGTATAATCCTCTACGTCTGCATTTTCTACTGCACGTTCTACATAAACTTCAACCGCATCTGCAATAACTTCATCTTCTTTTATAGCCTCTGCAATAATTTCTACATCTTCTGTTTGTACCTGTAATACTTCTGCTACTACTTCAACTTGTTCTTCTGTCAAATTATCTATTTCTTCTATGGCCTCTTCTACAACTGCTTGTACTATCTCTTGTACTTCCTCTGTAGCTTGTTCTAGATTTTGCACACCTATATCATTAACTTCTTCTAAGACTTCGACTACTTCTTCTGTATCTAATTCTTCTACATACTGATCTATGACTTCTTCTATTTGTTCATCAGATAAATCATCTTCTATATCTATCTCTATAACTTCTTCTAACTCTTCAGTCTCTTTGACATCTTCTTCTTGAATCTCTTCCGTTGTTTCGGTGTCATCTCCTGGTATATTTTCGTCCAACTCATCTTCTTCTATCTCTTCAAACTCTGTGTCCCAATCATCTATATCTATTTCTATTTCTTCTATGTCCTCTATAATTACAATTTCTACTTCTTCAAAGTCTTGTAAAAATTCTTCGACTTCAATAATCGTCTCAACAAAATTCTCGAACTCCTCTTCATCTTCAAACGTAAAAATTTCAACTGTCTCTTTAATTTCAAGAATCTTAGTTTCTCTTTCAAGTTCTTCTTCAGTAAGTTCAATCTCCATAATGTCAGGTACATCAACATCATCGTAAAACTCTTCTCCGACTTCTCCCATGTCTTGTTCCTCAATGATCTCGATGTCATAATTTTCTAAATCTCCTCGTTCTATTTGTTCGTCAGTTAATTCTACACCATATATCTCATAATTCTTTTTTCTTTCATTGTCTCGTTCTACTGTTCCGTCATCAATCTCATGTTGCTCATACTCTGCCTCTTCACCATTATCAAGTATGACAACAAATATTTCAGGCTCTGGTTCTGGCTCTGGTTCTGGTTCAGGTTCAGGCTCTGGAGGTGGAGGTAATGTAGTAGTAGTAGTAGTAGTTGGTTGTATATATTTAAATGATATGTCATCAAGCAAAGACCAGTCATTAATTGTTATTGTAAAACTTTCTATAAATGTTTCTAATGTGTCGTATATATTGTAAACAACATCTTCAAACATGTTTTCTATATCTGTATTATCTTGGCCCTCAATCACATTTACTTGTGTTGTTTCATCAGTGTGTGTATATGTAACTGTGCCATCATTATTTAATGCACCGATTCTAAAACCAACTTCATATATATCTATATCTAGCTCTTCTTCTTCTACTGTCGTGGTTTCAGGTAGTGTAAATGTGTAATCATTACTATCGTTGCCATGTTGAAAGTAATGTAAATTCATGTGAAAGTCTGTCATACCACAACAAGACCAATTACCGTTACTATGATTACTGTCTATCTGTATATTGTTTTCAACCTCATTACCTTGACTATCTAATTCATCTTCAGGTAATTCTATATCTGTTGATTGTTCCCATTCAGGTATTGTCGTAGTAGTTGTAGTGGTCGTAGTTGTAGTAGTGTTATCTTCTGGAACAGTTGTAGTCGTAGTAGTTTCTTCTGGTCCATCAAATGTTTCTATTTCTTCTACTTCACCAGGAATGGTAGTCGTAGTAGTTGTAGTAGTTTGTTCTTCGTTAGCAAATACAGGTATAGGTACGAGTAGTACAGTAACTAATAGTATTCTAAAGTAATTGCTTATCCTCCTGAACAGCACCCTTGTCCACAACAATCCATATATTCTCCTTTACATTAAGTTGCCAACAAGTGCTGATAACGCACCGACCGCAACAATCCATCCAAACAATTCTTGCCTGGAAATTTTACTATTTACTTTTTCGTGTAATAAATCTATTCTTTCGTTTATTTCTTTTTGGCCCTCGATGATCATGAATAACATTTCTTTTTGTGTAAATCCATTTGACACAGGTAAATTATTCATGCAATCCAATCCCAATCTTCTTCTTTATAATTATCTGGTACTTTTATATCAACTAAACTATTTAAATAATTTATAAATGTTCTTATAAAATAACCTAATAAAAACCCAATAATGTAATCCATTTATGGATTATATCATAAGTGATTTATGCAGGTTTTGGATTATCTGATTTAACTTTAGCTACGTGATCTTGCCAGGTTGTAGTGCTATTTACTGCGTCCCAGTACTGCATATCCATTTGATCTGCAAGCGATCCGTAAGCCTCTTGTCTTGCAGCAATGTAACCATATTGCTGTTCATCCCACTTAGAATTACCTAAATCAATTTTAGCCTGGTCATAATCTGCATCAGAGAACTCCATTCTCTCATCATTAACTTGCTTGTATAAAGGTTTTGCTGCCTCTATCTCCGCATCTGCTTGTGTTTGTAGTTCTTCTTTTGTTGCCATGGTGTAATTATAACTTTTGTAATATAAGGACCTTAGATTTAAACGTAGTTATATCTTAAAAATTTATTTAACAATTCCATACAACTTAAAATCGCCACCTGCAATATTGTTACCATTTATGTTAAATATTTGAACACCATCACTTGCACTTGCAACTGTATGTACAAACCCACCTTGATAACCTCTTACAGTATGTTCATTTCCCTGAAATTGTGTACCCTCAACTGTTAAAAAACTAAATTCACTTGAATTTGGAAAATTGAATAAGTATATTACTGCATTTGCATTAGCACCTGTGTTACCTGTTCCATCATCAACTGTTGGCATAATAAATGCTTTAGTTTCATTAGTACCACTCCCATTTGAAAATGAAGTATCTGCCTTTAAATTTTTAAAGGCATAATCATAATTTGCAGTTTCATCAGCAGTACCAGATTTTGTTACCCTAAGAGCAGGAACATCATCAGATGAAACTTTAAGGTTGCTTATAATGAATTTGTAAACATCAAAAGTAGTGTCAATACCTGTTAAAGTTACACTTGCCACTGCTGATGAAACTATTTCCTCATCTATTTTTATTAGACTACCTGCCATTATTTAACTCCATATACTGAACAATTTATATAATTAAAAGTACTTATTGAACTATCTTTAATTCTAAAACCACTTGCACTTGTTGTT